GAGCAAAACAAAACGATGTGAAGGATGAGTATCACACTATAGCTATTAGCGAGACAATATTAGATAGAAACTGTGAGGACACAACTCCGATAAAACTTATACCTCCGGAGGGGGGTGCCCACACAGCTTTTAACAGCACCTATGAAAAAATAGACAAGGTAGGTAAAAAATGAAAAGTTCGGTAGTTTTGTTAGTAACAATTCTAGTAATTTTCTTTGGCAGCACGCTGTATAATAATGTGATCGCCTGCCCTGAACTACAGGAAGAGTGTGGAGCAGAAGATGACCTCACCGGATGCTGATATGAAACAAGATAGGGACTACCGCTTCTCTATAGTTGCTAATTGTAATTTTAGTGTTGTGGCGTCAGATATGGGGGAAGCCAGGCTTCAAGTAGAAAGTTTACTTAAGACCCTAATAAGTAAGGAGAATGCCCCAGGAGTATACAATCTTAGTACGATGGTAACTCTAATGTGTAACTTAGACAATGGGGAGTACGATGCTATACCTAAATAGGTATGATTGTCCTGATTGTGAGGATTATTGGTATGATTCTAGTGAGGATATACACAATGAAGAATGTCCACTATGTGGCTTTGAACTAAAACCTACATTATCACAGGAGTTACCACCACTTGGAAATGGAGAAGAAAGTGCTAGGAGCGGCACTAGCGGATAGGGCTGCTTATAACAAACTAACAACATACGGTAGTGAGGAGGATTTATCTGAGCAAGGAAAACTTATTTGGAAAGAAGTAGTTGGGTACTACGAGGTGGACCCAGAAGCACTAGCAATAGATAAAGATATAATAATCAGCAGGTTGGTAGAGAAATATCCTAAACATAGTGAGTTGTTCACTACAATAGTATCCTCAATTGAACAGGTTAGTGTACCAAACATCCTAGAAGATGCTCTGAGGATGAAGGAGTACCACCTAAAAGACAAGCTTTCAGCGGCATTCGCCAGTGGCACAGGAGAACAGATAGAGAGCTTGCTAGAGGATTATAGGGCTATTCGTAAAGCTGATGGGGAACTCAACAATAAGGTTGAGGTCTATAACAACGTAGAGATAGGTAATCTACTGAAAGCTACTGACAGCTCACACAGGATAAAGGTATTACCTAAGTCGTTGAATGCTGCTCTACGAGGGGGTGTGTTAAGAAAGCATCATATAGTAATATTTGCTCCTACAGAGATGGGTAAATCCTTACTAACCCTTAACATGGTATATGGGTTCTTGCGACAGAATCTCAGGGTTGTGTATTGTGGTAATGAAGATCCAGCGGAGGACATGCTAATCAGATTAGCGGCTCGTGTTGGTGACGTATCCATCCATGATATGGAAAAATATCCTGATAAGGTCCAGAACTTTCTTAAAGCTAGAAACTGGGATAACTTCTACTTTGTAGAGTTGGCTCCAGGAACTCCACAGGAAATAGAGGCATGTGTGGAGGAGTATAAACCTGACGTGCTAATCGTGGATCAGATCAGAAACCTGGAAATGGGAGAGAAGCATAACTTCGTTCGTACACTTGAAGCCGCAGCGCAATTTATGAGGCGTATAGGCAAGCAGTACAACTTAGTTTCTATATCCCTAACTCAGGCTGCTGACTCTGCCACAGGTAAGAATCTCCTGTCTCGTGGAGATATAGATAATAGTAATGTAGGGATACCAGGAACTGCTGACCTGATGATAGGCCTTGGTGCTAACCAGGACACAGAGAACTCAGGATACAGATGGATATCTCTGGTAAAAAACAAAGTAAGTGGTAACAAGGAACCAATACAAGTTAAAATAAATATACTAAGAACAAAGGTGGAGTGATATGATATTCTTTGTATTCATTATATTAGTTTGGTTTGTCTTTAATGATCTATTGCTAGGAGATTGAGATGGGGAGCGGTAACGTATTTCTAATTGGTGATATGCATCTGGGACATGCAAACATCATGAAGTTTGGGCAACGACACTTTGCCTCTATTGAAGATCATGATGAAGCTCTGATCCAATCCTGGAACACTGTAGTACGTAGTAAGTATGATCTGGTATGGGTGCTTGGTGATGTGGCTATGGAGATTAAGTCCCTAGATCTACTTTCCAAGGCTGCTGGTAGGAAGGTGTTGATTGCTGGTAATCATGATAGATTTGATACTCAGGTGTACCTTAAGTATTTTGAGAGGGTAATCTCTTTTGAGAAGCGGTATGGATTTATCATGACCCACATTCCCATTCACCCACAGGAGCTTATCTATAGGAGCTGGAGATACAATGTGCATGGACATATCCACCATAAGGAGAAACAACCAAAGGAATTTAATTATATAAATGTTAATATAGACTACACTGGAAACTACCAACCAGTGCCTTTAGAGAGAATCAAACAGGAGATTAAAGATCGTGACTACCTTCAATCGGCTACATAATTGTACTAATCCTTATCAAGGCTTAACCAAGAAAGTGTTGTGTGTATGTAGTGCTGGACTACTACGGTCCCCAACAACAGCACGAGTGCTTTCGCAGGAACCATATAACTACAATACTAGAGCAGCAGGATGGAATCATGAATATGCACTCATACTAGTTGATGAGGTACTTGTTCAATGGGCAGATGAGATAGTTGTCATGGATGGGCAGATGCAGAAATACATTGCCGGTATGTTCAGTGCTGACCCAAGCGCGTGCCCTCCTATTAAGAATTTAGATATTCCTGATATGTATGGGTATATGGATGAAGCACTGGTAAATCTTATTAAGGAGCGGTACGTATGAGTAAACCTGTAAAGTACTATTGGAAGGATAACAAGGGTAAGTTGTGCAGTTCTTGGGGTATTGAGTTGACCATCAAGGAAAAGTATGATCTTGCAAAGAAAAATAACGAACTTATAAGGATGCAAACCAATGCTGCCAGCAAATAACCCAGCACGTAACCCAGACGAAAGCTACGAGGACTACAGGGAACGCCGTAAGGCATGGAATGGGCTGGTAAAGTTGTATCTAGAAGGTAGACCAGTATATCGCCACCCATTACCACAGGAAATAGAGCATAATGGAAAGAAAGTAATGATACAGCCACCTAAAAAACCTTATGTGAAGGAGAAAACAAATGAGCAAGTGGTATAAACCAAGGCTTAACTACAAGATACAGGAAGAGCACACAAGGGAAGTGTATACTGTTGAGTATGATGGGTATCCTGAGATTGAGACAGTTGTGGAATTCCATTTTAAAACAAGAGAAGAGGCAGAAGAATTCTATAAAGAGAACAAGGAATCTAGTATAGTTATGATGGATAATAGTTTAGTGGATTATGAAGATTATGAAAACTAACCCTGTACTGATAATTGAGATACTCAAGTACATTGAGCATCTTAAATCAACACCACCAATAATTAATAGGGAGGATGTGATTAGTGAACTTAGAAAAATACTTAGAGAAACTTCCTCCGTTCCTATCCAACCCGAATCCTGATATATATAGGAGTGATAACTATGTTGTCTTGGACTTTGAAACAACTAACCTCAACAAAGGAACGCCCACTAACCCTGACAATAAGATTGTCCTCACAGTCTGGCGTGTCGGAAGGGAGCATAACTATTTCAAAAGAGGGGGGAGTAACACTCATGTATCCTGGGGGAACGAATTCCAGCTTTCAGAACTTGTTAATGCAATTGAGGAAGCAGATTATGTCATCGCTCACAATACAAAATTCGAGCTCGGTTGGCTGAGGCGCTGTGGGTTAGATATAGATCTATCACTACCTTTCTGCACACAGATAGCAGAATACTGTATAGCAGGTAATCGTAACTGGACCCTATCACTAGAGGATTGTCTACAACGCAGAGATTTTGGTGGTAAGGATAGTGTAGTTGGTAAGCTGATAAAGGCTGGAGTCTGTCCTTCAACTATTCCTAAGAAGTGGTTAGAGCAGTATTGTGTAATTGACACAACGAAGACTGAGAAGCTGTTCTTAGCACAACGTAAACTGGCAGTGAAGAATGGGCTATTGCCTGTAATGTTTACCCGCAATATCTTTACCGCCCCCTTATTGGGGATGGAACGTAACGGGCTACATATTGATACGGAAAGGGCACACAAGGTATACAATCATTATAACAAAAGGAAAGTTGAGCTGGGCCAGGAGTTTGACCTACTGACAGGCGGAGCTAATGTAAAATCTGGTAAGCAAATGAGGAAGGTGTTGTATGAGGACTTTGAATTTACTCCACCAAAGGATTATAGAGGGGAAGTTATACTCACCCCCAAAGGGGAGTTCAAAACAGATGCAAAGACAATGGCTAAGCTTAAAGCTACAACTAAACAGCAAAAGGATTTTGTGCGTATTAAGACAGAACTTACCAAAGTAACTGATGCTATAACAAAGACGTTAGGGAAGGTTGTTGAGTGTGTGTCACACAGGGAAGACAACATACTATTTGTGCAATTTAACCAGACGATAACAGGAACCCATAGACTATCTTCTACAGGATTAGAGTATAAGATACAAGGACAGAATATAGCTAGGGAGTTCAAACCCCTGTTTAGTCCTAGACACGAGGGTTGGTCAATTGGAGAAATCGACGAGGCACAGCTTGAGTACAGAACTGCTGTCCATCTTGGACGGGATGGTAAGGGCCTACAAGACATTCGAGCAGGAGCTGACGCCCATGCATTCACAGCTTCGATCATATTCCAAAATGAATGGAAGTCAGTTAAGGACGATCTTACATCACCAAAACGAAAGAAAATACGAACGAACGCTAAAGAACATACTTTCAAGCCTTTGTACGGAGGACAGTCTGGTACTCCGAGAGAGCGAAAATACTATAAAGCTTTTAGAGCTAAGCATACGGGAGTTACAGAGGCTCAGGAACAGTGGAAGCGAGAAGTACTAGCAGATGGGTATCTCAAAACTGCTTCCGGTCTCAGATTTTATTGGCCGGATACTCGTATTACTAACAGCGGGTATGTTATTAATTCTACTAACATATGTAATTATCCTGTTCAGTCTTTTGCTACGGCAGATATTGTTCCTGCAGCAGTTACCTACCAGTATCATATGATACGAGTAGCAGAGATGGAGAGTTTTCTAGTCAACACTGTCCATGATTCATCAATAGGTGAAGTTCATCCAGAGGAGAAGGAACTATATGAAGAAATAGGTGTCTATTGTATGGTAGATAAAGCAACAGAGTATTGTAAACAGGTATTTGATATAGATTTGTTTGCTCCTTTAGAGGCTGAATCAGAGTTCAAGTCTCATTGGAGTGATAGTGCAGAATGGAGAGAAAAGTATAATGTCTAATATGAAGCAAGGTACTATTGAGTTTTTTAACCCAGCGGGAAAGAAGGTAGGTAATCGAGGTAGTGTAGCATACTCATTTAAGATGGATGATGGTGAGTGGTATAGTTGTGGGTTCGATAGTCCAGGAGACTTGGGGGTAGGAGATCAGGTCAAGTTCGAGAATGTCCAGAACAGTAAGGGATACTGGAACGTAAACCTGGACACACTCAAGGTCAAGAAGAATAAGAATCCAGTAAGTACTGCAAAGAAGGCAGCAGGCGGTAAAGAGAATTATGATGCTAGGGCTAAGTATTGGGAAGATAAAGAAGTTAGGGATCTGGATTTGCAGAAGCGCATTGGTTACGCTGGTGCTATTAATTCTGCCCTTACTTTTGCTACTATTCTTGCTAGTTCTGATGCTTTTCCTGTTACTGCCGCTAAGTTAAAGAAACCGGAGGGAGTGGATGCTGCACAAGAGGTCATTGGGAAACTGGCTGACGAGTTCTATCTGCGGATTAATACTCGTCCTTTTGAGTTGGATGAAGTTGTTACACCTGAAGTTGTGGGAAAAGAAGAGCTAGAAGCAACTGAGAAAGAAGAAGAAAAGGATGACGAGGATGACGATTGGGGGGATGTTTAATGACTAATACAATCAAAGAAACTAGTAACTTCAAGTTGATTATAGGATGTTCAACACATCACACAGATGCTCCTAATCTACTGCTGTACCAGATTGTGAATAAGGAGTATGGGGTAGTTGAGATGGAAACATCTGTATTAGCACGAGCACTCCTAGCTATTGATGGGGTGCAGGGGGAGCTTGATGAAGTACTTAATCCTACCCCCACACCTGCTATTGTTATGGAAGATATGAGTGGGATAGTGGGTAAAGCAATTAACTAAGTATTCCTGGGGGAAGGGACTCCCCCTCCTTTTTGGAGAAATGATATGAGTAGTAATATAGTACAGATTGATGGTGATTATCTTCTCCACTGCTATGCTTCTATAGCCCAGCACATGTGGTACAACGTAAGGTATGCTGATGGTGGGCTTGCCCAAAGGTTTGAGTCTTGGGAAGATGTGCGCCTCCATGGATATCACAAAGCTAATAATGTTGTTATAGAAAAGGATTTAGAGATTAAGAACTTCTCCCTAGCCAGCGAGGGATTCGATAATGTGATGGAGGAGATACTAAAGGCTTGTGGTACTTCTAACTTTAATCTGTTTCTATCAGGTGAGGGTAACTTTAGATACGATATAGGTACTCTTAAGCCTTATAAATGGAACAGGGATGAGGCTATGTGTGGGATCTATGGGCGACAATACCAGCCAAAGCCTTACTACTATCAACAATTAAAAGATTACGTTATGGAAACAAACGACGTTACTACAGTAGACGGAATGGAAGCTGATGATGCTATGGTAATGGCACATCTGGAAAACCAGCAATTCAGTATAATAGCTTCTGTAGATAAAGACTTCAATCAAGTGCATGGTCGCCATTTCGATATAGGCAGTAAATGGGTAAAACGCACAATAAGCAAGAAGGAGGCTAAGTTCTTCCTGTATTCCCAGATACTAACAGGGGATAGTGTGGATGGTATCCCAGGGATCTTCAGGATGGGGGAGGCTAAAGCTAGTAAGGTACTAGCAGGGGCTACTTGTGAAAAGGAGTTGTTCTACAGGTGTGTTGAGGAATGGATCAAATATGCCAAGAAGCTTGGTGGTACTGAAGAGGATGGTAAGGGTATGATGATTGAGACTGCTCAGCTTGTATACCTCCTCCGTTCTACTGATATTGAGAAGGAGCTCAGTAGGTGGGAGCCAATGATGAAGAAGTACGAGAGGACTAAGAGAAATGAAAAGAAAACAACTAACTAGGAATAGGGCTAAATGCGGAAAGTGCGGGGATATTATTGAATCTACCCACCGCCATGACTTCAGGAGATGTAGTTGTGGAGCATTGGCTGTAGATGGTGGGCTGGATTATGTTAGGAGAGTTGGTGACTTTCATAACTGTGAAGAGATGAATGAATATGAGGAGATTGACGATTGCCAAGCCAACGAAAAGTAGTTGTAAAATTACCGATAGTACTCCCGACCTGGAATCGTGTCTTAGCGATGGGAATCTGGCAAAGGAAGAAGTTGAGACATTTTCTTCACCTGTACGTATCCATATTCATTCCAGGAGAAAGCGGCTTACTGACGCAGACGGAGTATCAGCGAAGGCAGCAATTGACGGCCTCGTTCATGGAGGGCTACTTGAGGATGATTCGGCCAAGTTCGTACAAGAAGTCTCGTATTCGCAAGAAAAGAGTAGTGAAGAAGAAGAAACAATAATTACAATAGAGGAAATATAGTGGATAATGAAGAGCTACTAAATACAAGGATCTGCTATCGTTGTGGTGCTGTTAACGGAGAATACGATCATGATGAGTTACGTGCAGTACATTACTGTAATGAATGTGGTGAGTATGGAGTTGTGTCAGTGCAACAATCAGCAGATATAATCAATCAACTAGTACTAGATGGTACTATCGTTGTGGAAGAGATTAGTGAAATAGGATATGATATCTATGAAGATACTTCAT